ATTGAGTTATTCCTTGTCCGAACCAAGGTTGAAAGTAGTCATCATTATTTGTAAACGGGTCAATGATACGGGAACCCTCTGCAGTTCTTGTTCTTGCAGGTGTACCTGTTGTGTTTAATAACCAATATCTTGGGTTACTACCATTACCACTATCTTCAAAAACTGAAGTTACAAATTCATCTAAAGTTCCTATATCATTTTCTTGTTTAGTTTCTTCAGAAAAGAACTCAACATTTTCTATTTCACCACCACTTCTTTCATTATATTCTACTACAATACCTTGAGCTTGGTCTTCAGTTGCACCTAAGTTTTTAAGAGTTTCTCTGTACTCTTCAGTAAAAGAAATGTAAATAATTAGAACTTTTTTCTTATAAGAACCACTTGTTCTCCAATACTCTGCAATATCTTTTATTCTACCATATCGTTTCATTAATGGTATCAATCCTTGAAATCCATTTTCAGGGCCTCTGTCTTCCATACTAATTTTATTACCTGATGCCTTTATACATCCAAAAGAGCCATCACCTGAGTAAGAATGACCTGATGGTTGATTTGCCATACCAAATAAAGATTCTATACCAAATTTATAATTTACTGCATTTTCAGAACCTCCAAATCGAGATTGCCATATATGATAGTCTTGTAGTGTTTCGTCATATTTTAAAAAGAATGTAGACTCATTTCCTGAAAAAGTATTCCATGGAGATGAATTTTGAAAAAACTCTTGATGTCTACATTTAAATGCTACATCAAAACCGCCTGCTGATGGTAAAATAGATTGTTCAAATACACAACTCCCATCATCTGTATCTGCATATGATTGATAATTTAATGCAGATGGGTTAGTACATCCTGCTATGCTAGGAGGAGTTTTTGGTGTCCAAGTAGTGCCTCTCCAAACCCAAGTTGTTTCAGGATTACCTGAACCACCATCTTCAACTCCTATTTTTCTTATACCAAGAACACCTTCTGTTAATCCGGTATCTGTATTAAATTTATTGTAGTTTGGTTCCCAAACATATAATCCACTTTGTATAGAAGACACAAACCATTGTTTACCAGGAGAAAGAGAATCTTCACCTACACCATCTACTAACTCATTTGAAGGCATCGCTTCTGTTGGCTCTGCTCTGAATCCTTCAGGTGCGTTGAGTGGTGGGTCATTTAATTGGTCTTCAGTTCCTGGATAGTAAAATCCTTCAGGCGGTTCAGTTGGTTTTGGTTCAGCAAGACCAAATCCCGTAGCATATTTAATTCTTATAGAAGCACCTTTATTTAAATTAGAACTCTTTTGAAAAAATCTTATGTAAAATAAATCTTCACCAGGTGTTACTCCAAAGTTACTAATAGACGGAAGTGAAGTTGTAATAACTAAAGGTCTGTGAATACTCGCATCTGTAGGCCATAGTGAGTCATTTCTATAAATTGCATTTTGGTCTACAAACTTTATACACGAGCCTCCATTACGACCTTCGCCTTGTACCCACTTTGCGTGATAACCAAGAGCCGCAGTGCCATAGTGTTCATCTAAAGAACTTTGAAATGTCTGTACTCCTGATGACCAAGCCTCAACGACTACCGCATCTGTATGTATTTCTGTATCGTATACTCCTGAAGGTTTTAACGGATTTAGCGCATCGTCAAATTGTATTGTATCACCACTTGGATTTGTTAATATATTTCTGTCTGTAATTGTTACGGTTTCTACTTCACCAATAACGTAAGCATTTTTAATTCTTATTGTAGCACCTTCAAACAAGTCTTTGAAATAAAATCCTTGACCATCTTCTAATATTAAATGAGAAGCAGTTGGGTCATCATCAACAGGAGGACTACCGGTACCTGCATTAAATCCTAAGTTAGCAGTAGACGACATATTAGGATTGAAAGGATTGTAAAATCTTAACTTAGGTTCTGTGTTATTTTTTATTCTATAATCTTCGTCTATAACAATATTTTTAAAAGCAAATGCTCTATCATACAAATCATCTTTATATACGTCATCATTTATATTTCTTGCTCTAATTCTTACCTCATCACGTGCAGTACTTATTTCTGATATTTCATAATTCATCTTCGTAGGTTTTAACTCACTTGTTGTATATCCATCTTCATTATCATCAGGCGAACCTTCATAGTACTCACCTTTTGGATTTATATAATAAGGCCCTTCGTATACATCACCTACTTTACCTAATGGTGCGGTCTTAGTCAAAACAACATCATCACTACCTGCTAATCTTCTATAAAATTCATATCTAAAATTAAATCTACCTGAAGCAAAACCCATCTCTCTAATATCAATACCAGGCTTTACAATTACTCTGTCGCCTTCAGTTACAGGTTCAATTTCTTTTGTTAGAATTATTCTGTCAGTAGTTGGCTCTACTACTGATAATAATACATAATCATTTTCTTCGCCATTACCAAATACACCGCCTTCGTACTTACGAGTACCAGGAATAAATGTACCACCGGCTTTTAATAATATTTTATCTCTTTCTGATAATTTACTTGACATTATAATTCTTCAAATTCTCTGTTGATTACTTCATTTAACGCATCACCACGTTTATATAGAACCTGCGCTCTTGACAATTTTACCCAACTATGAGGACTATTATCAGCGCCACCTGTTTCAGGATTTTCATAACTTTGTATTGGACCTGTACCTGCTAATCTCATAATATGATTATTATCATCTAAAGAAGACGATGCTTCAAATTCTGCTATAGCACGTTGTCTTTCACTTTCGTATTCACGAACCGCTTCGAGTTTTAAATTTTGATAGTACTCGTTGTTTTCAAGTTGTTCTTTTGTATAAGGCATTATCTTATGAAAAATGTAAATTTATTGTCTATTACTTCTGTATCTGTTCCTGCGCTACCTGCGTAAGAACCACTTACGACTTTTATCAACAATTTATATTCTCTTTGAGTTTGTAATCCTGAAGTGTTCAAATCAATATAATTACCACGTGAATCACAAGAAATGTAAGACCCTGTACCATATGGTATAATAACATCGTCTGTGTAATTATCAATTACACTATATTGAGAACCTGTTGGTAAGTACTTTATTATACTATACGCAGATGCAGTAGGTGAATTACTTAAAGTTGGATTATTAGGTCTACCTACAATTCTAATCTTACCATCAAACTCAGTTGAATATCTTGGTTTTAAATTAGTGCTAAAAATTTGTAAATCTTCTAAATCAGATGCATCTAAGTTTTGTAAACTTCCTGTATTCCAAACGTGTGAGTTCCAAACTGCTTCTAATCGTGGAGTGTAAATAGTGTGAGTATCTCTTGAGAAAAATTTAAAACTTCCTAATCGTGTACTCGAACCTTCGTCAAGATTGACATTATCGTTACCTATAGAACCTGAACGTTTAATCATAAATCCGTTATTAGGAATATTATTACTAAACCATTTATTAACGATATTAGTAACATCCATTCTCATATCAAGTTCTGTATCTGTATGTATAAAACTTTGAGATGCTTCATATCCTGAACCACTAATCCAAGCACCTCCTGTATCTTTTACACCCGCATTAGTCCAATATGTTTCTTCGTTTTCTCCTGTTCTATAAGCCCAACTACATCCTTCTGTTTCTGCAGGGTCATAAGTTGTTTTTCCACGACCCATATTCCAACTGCCACTTACAGGATAAGCATATAGACTTTGTGAAGTAGTTAAATTATCACTACCCGCATCATATAAATTTAAATAGTATTTAGCAGTACTACCAGCACCTGCTCTTACAACACTTTGACTCATCTGTGTTAAATCAAAACGAACTAACGTTCTTGATACATTGACAATTACACCGGCATCACCAACGTCTTTTCTAACTTCTAAAATTTCATCTAATCCATAATTGTTAGATTCAGATGCTTCATATAAAACCGTATCTTCTGTTGCGAATGTAAAAAAGTGCATTATCTACTCCTTAGTATCCTGCTCCGGATGATGAATCACCTACACAATTACCTTCTATATCTAAATTAGGAAATTTTAATTCAAATATACTTGGGTCAAGTGAAGGATAAATCACTCCGTCTTTTGTTGCAGAGCCAATGTCATAAATGTTACCTGAGTAACCATTACCTTTTTCATAACGATTAGAAATAATTATTTGAGTCTTGTCAGGGTTATCTTCTAAAGGAGGAACTACAGATGCTACTCCATCTACTAATGCTATTTCTTGAACTAAATCTTGAACAACGATTGGTTGATTTATTTGCCAATCATCTGCTCTAAAAAAGAATTTAATAGCATTTATACATTTTAAAAGAACTTCATCCTTATTAAATCCTACTCTCGTTATAATACTAAAACGGACTCCTATGTTTATTACATAAGCATCTTTTATATTTACAGCATCTGTAACAGGTCGATACTCACTTAGATATGTAGCAAGATTTCTTTTTACCACATTATTTAAAGTTACTAATTTTTTTCCTGGTGTATATCCTAATACATACAAATTCAAAGCTAAAGGATTAGCAACACGTGTATTAGCTGTTGGCAAATCTTTACCTGCATTACCTGATGTGTTAGGGTCTAAATCTTTACCTGCTTGTAATTGTTCATCTTGAACAATATAAGTTTTAGCAACACTACCAAATCTTGCTGGCATAGTCATAGCTCTCATCATATAATCTTCTTTTGTTATAGTTCTACTTTGTGCTTGAAAGAAAGCAAGAGCATTGTTTTTAACTTCTATTACAGATTCACGACCTTTACCACCCATAGCAGGATTTACATTATTACAAGTAACACTTCCTTTAGAAGTAGCTATTAAAGAACCATTTACTCCTGGTTTTGTAGGACCAAATAAAGGACCCACTACTTTGTTAATTGTACTTGATGCAACGTTATGTGATATACCGCCACCGAATCTATAAGTTATAGTTAGTGTAGTATTAGCAGGAGCTAAACCATATGCTTTTGTATTTAAAAAATTACTTGGGTCAAACTCTCTATCAATACTTGCTACACCGTGTGGTAAAGTTGAACCAACATTGTCAGGATTAGGTATAATCTCTTCATCAGGATTACTACTATTACCTGCACCAAATCTTAATTCTAATAAACCTTCAGGTGTAACATAAGTATAAAATCTTCGTGATGTCTTTTTTAATTTTAATAAATAAGGAGCTTTATCAGCAAACTGAGAATCTTGTGGACTCAAATCTGCTGTATTATTAGATTCAATAAAAACCGTATCTTGTGCTAAGTAAGGAACTTCATACCAATCGTTTCCATCGCTATCTACACAAGATATTATTTCAGTTATACCACTTTGTCCTAATCTAATTTTGTCATATCTTTTAGCAGTTCCGAACACAAATCTTTCTGTTTTTTGTTGACCTGAAACAGCAGATGCTGTCTTTTTAAGTAAATAAGTAGTAGGTTCGCCACCAGCACTTTCATATACACTAATGTCTATTTTAGATGCACTACCTGAAAATTGAAAATTAACATCTTCTGTTAAATAAAAATTTGTACCGTTTGTTGCTTTTAAAACAGAATTTTGTTTTAATATTAAACCATAATCTAAATCTGCTCTGTTGTTTGTACCTGAACCTACTGCAGGTACCGTTTGAAAGATATCTACGTCCGCAGATGCCGCAGTAATAATTCTTGGTGTATATCCCATTGCCTGTGCAATCTGATAAACGTTCTTAGTTTCTTCAGCATATGCTAATAAAGATTCTTTAAATTGGTTATCTACATAATAAGAAAGAACATCACCTACGTATGCGGCCATTTCAATAAACATCATACCTGGTGATGATTCATTAAAATCATTATAAGCATTTGGAAAGTATGTTTTTGCGTGGTCAATTAAAGATTGTTTAAATTGATTAAAATCTTTATTTAAATATTTAACTTCTTTTTGTTTGACTTTAGTAGCCATCTAATTCTCCTTAGTACCCAGCACCTGCACCTGCAGTTCCTATATCGTCAGGAACTCCTTCAGGTAATGGACCTATGTTCAACGCTAAAATTACTTGGTCATTAAACTCTGTGCTAAATCTACACACTGCATTTAAAGTATTTCCATCAGCTTTTAATATAGTTTCTTCTAAACTAACAAATGGTAAAAATTTATCTAAAGCTTCTTTTATTGCTTCGTTAATTTGAGGCTTTATTATTTCCGGTACATTTTGTTCAAATACAAGTTCTCTTAAACGACTTCCGTATTCAGGATTACCTACTCTTTCGCCAATCTGTGTTAACAATAAAGTTCTTATATTGTCTTGTATTTGTTCTTGGTATTTATAATTTCTCTTGAAAAAACCATAAGTATCTTTATCATAGTTTAAAGGAAATCCTATACCAAATGCTTTATCCGGGTCTAAATCTATGTCTCTTACACTCATTATTTTTTCAGATTCATTTTACTCATAAGTTCTCTGTAATCTTTGGTGATTGCTTTTTGAACGTCAGGGTCAATTTGTTCAGGTGCTACTCCTGCTTTATGTGCTATTTCTGCAACGCCTTGATTACTCATACCACCTCCGTTTGGTTTCATATCACCATAGCCTAATAAGTCAGCCATATCATTTGTCGTAAAAGTTTTTCCACCCATAGTTGGATATTCTGATGTCTCAACAGACTCTTGAATTGGCGTAGACTTTTTAGACTTAATTTCATTAATAAATATCTCGCCGAGTTGTTTTTTGACTTCTTCACTAACTAATCTATTGATTATTTTCTTTAACTCATTTGCCTTCATTTTAACTCCTATATGTTAATATCCGCCACCAACGCCACCGGATGTTGTTGTACCGGTTGCAGTAGTAGTTGTTGTTATTGTTGTTACACCCGCACTGCCTGTAGCACTATCTTCTGCGTCAGCTTCTGCAATCAAAGCATCCATTTCATCTCTTATACCTTGTTCATCAGAAGTTCCGTCACTTGCATTTGTTTTATTTCCACCGTTTTTAACTCCTGCAAGTTTAATAGCCAATAACATTATTATTGTTTCTATTGCTAAATCTTTTAATTTACTTATTAAAAAGTCTGTGTTTTTCAATGCGGCACCCGCATTTGATATTTCTTGTTTTACTTTTTCTATAATCTTATCTTGTAAAACACCAACTGCCGCAACAGGAGGTACTAAAGCTCCGCCTATCTTACCTGCATCACCTGCGGCTTCTGCTATAGACTTTGCAACTTTAATAGCAGTTATAGTAGCGGCGATGGCTTCTAAAGCAGGCCCAACTTTATCAGCTAACTCTTTTAACTTTTTCATCTTTTTTATATCTTCGTCTAACTTTGGGTCTAATTCGCCTTGTTCGGCTTTACCTTGATACACAGGTATCTTATCATCTCTATACGACCTTATAAAGTCTATAGGTGCATTCATTTTATCAGTTATTACTTTAGTTATCATTATTCTATAAATACCTTTCGACTAACATCACCTGTCCAAATTTCTTTACCTGGCTCGCCTTTAAGTTCTCCAACAATCTTTCTTTGTAAACTTTTAATATCATCTCTTATACTATTTGTTATGTTACTCTTAACTGATTCACCACTATTTGAACTACCATCACCATCTACAGAAATGCCACCATCTGCTAATTTTTCTATAGCCTCTGTTAAATCTTGTAACAATCCTAATACACTTCCTGTTCCTATCTTTTCACTACCTGGTAATCCTATCATTGTTTGTAGATAGTTTAGACCTCTTACTGCAGGTTGCATAGGCGCATTTGGTAACGTGCCACGATTTTTATTATTACCAATGTAAATAAGACCTTCTACTTTTTCTTCATCTACATCAGGTGTAGTTATAAATATGTTTTTCATAGAATTTAAGTTTAATTGACCTGAGGACAATAAAGATATGTTACGATTTGAATGATTAGCGCCTTTAGTATATATCATAATATTGTCAGAAGAAATTAACATTTTATTCGGAACATTAATTAGTTCTTGATTAAATGTACCACCTCTACCTGGAGTTAAAGTGTTGTTTATATAATTTATAACTCTTTGGTCTTGATTTAATAATCCTTCTTCTTTTAATTTCAATCCAGGACTTACACTTGGTAAAAAGTATATAGAACTACCATCAACGTTAGGGTCAAAGAAATTAGGTTCTAAAGGATTTGCTGATTGTACTATATCTTCGTCTTCATTTTCAGTTTTAGATAACTCTGCTATATCTTCACCGCCTCTACTTCTAAAGTTGTTTGCTATTCTTAAAGTAGGTTTTCCAAAATTGTCACTAAGAATCATAGCGTGACCATAACGACCTTGAACAGCTACGTCACCCGGAGTTATTTGAGTAGGAGGTATAGTAAAATTAGGTTTGTGGTCTGAAGTTTCTTTTGGTTGAAGTTGTGCAGTATTTACTAAAGAATCATAAATAGGTAATGGTGGTCCATAAAAATTAGAATCATCATACTGAAAAACAGGAACTACTTCTTTTTCTAAAGGAGAAGCAATGAAGTGCATAGAAGAAGGTTTTAAATTATCAAAATGAGAACTATCTTTAAATGCAGATACTACTTGTTGATTATCTCCAGGAGTAACAACACCGGTAACTTGTGCGGTAGGAACTTTAAAACTATCTTGTATAGAGTCTATAGCCTCTTTTACTTCTTGTTTAATGTAATGGTAGGCCTTACTAAAATTTAATAATCCACCTGAATCTTTATCAAATCCGGCCATTGTTAACTCTCAGGAAAAGCAGACTTTTTATTATCTATGTCTTCGTTTATCCTATCGCTTTCGTTTTGTATTTCTTGTATAGTATCTGTCAGTCCGGACATAAGTTGTTCTTTTTCAAGTTCACTTAATCCAAACTCATTTTCAGAACCTTTAGCTTCTGCAGAAGCGAGTTTTTGTACGATAGCCGCTACTTTGATTAATTGTTCATCATTTTTAACTGCTACATCAAGATAGTCTTTTAAAATAGGTACGAGTGCGACAGCAGATGCGGTATCTGTGACGAACTTCAAGAGGTCCTTCATCAGAACCTCTATCTGTTTCTTATTGTTTTCCGAGTTTTTATAGATATCTTTGAAGACATCTGATAATGTTTTGCCCTCAAAGACTTCAAAAGAATCCGACATATGTATGTTCCTTAATTAATAATAAATATATATTAATTAAGAAAGATACAATTTTATGTGAATACTGAACCGGTTATATTGTTTTTAAACGATATTCCTTTATCTCTAAAGTCACGAATTAACGAATTTTGCTTACGTTTCATCACATTTATAACTCTTGTGATGTGTTGAGTGTTTGAACCACTCATCTCACGAATTAAAATGTATAATGCTTTCTTATTGAAGTTTTCAATACTTTTATTGTTTCTCATCAGATAAAGAAGAGCATCAACTACAGCAATATCTTTTTTCTTTTTGAAAATCTTGAAAATATTTTCTTCCCAATATTCCATCATTTGTTTAAAAACTTCTAATTTAAAATCTACAAGATTATCCATACTCGACTCAGCGTTAGTATCTCTATTGTAATCCATTACGTCAAGTTGGTCGTGAATCTTACCCATCTTATAGTTTTTATTATTATTTAAAATCAAATAATTCTTTGCAACTACTGAAAAGTAACTAAATGCTTTACCTTTATCTTGTTTATACTTGTGCATATTGATAACCATATTAGAAACTACTTCTTCAATTACTTGTTCTGTAGGTTCGTCAAAATAGTAAAACTTATAAGTATGAATTAAATTTTCAGCAATCTTTCTGATTGGATAGTAAATACTATCCGCAAAAAGTTTATTTCTTTTAGGGTCACCTGGTTCCATAGAATTATATTCTACAATAGCATCTTGAGTCTTTTGACCAAAATACATTTTACTTTTCTTTCTACGTCTAATCTTTTTACGAACTACTTTAGTTGTCGCCATCTTCTTCTACTCCTGTGAATTTATCTAATTTGTTAATTGTTTCTTTTAATCTTCTGAAAGTGTCACCGACTTCATCATCTTTTTCAAACCATTGTTTTTCGTCAATCTCTTGAATTTCTGTTTGAACTTGATTCAAATCTGTTGTCATTTCTTCAAACCAAGTTTCTAAAGTTTCTTGACGTTTTAGTTGAATAAGATTAGCAGTCAAACTTCCGACTAATAATAATCCTAATATTCCTTCAATAATCATTTCTTATCTCCAAATAGTTCATCAAATAGTTGATTCTTATATTCCTTATCTACTTTAGGTTTTTCTTTTTTCTCAATCTTCTTTTCTTCTTTAACTTCAATCGGTTCGTCTTTTTCAATACCTAAAATATCAGCATAAGGTATGTTAGCATCTTCAC